CTCTAAATTCAACTGCTTTCCAGTTATCAATTCAGCTTGAAGTACAGATGATATAGATGATTCAAAATCTAATAACTTTTCACCAAAAGAACTAATCTGTTCTAATGTGACACCAAGTGCCTGTGCTTTTGCTACTGATTTTGTAAGCTCTGTCACATTTCCTTTAAAATTAGCCCTAATACCCCCACTTGTTTTTAAAACACTTTCTAATACCTTTTTATCATCAAGATAAGTTTGAGTTTGATATTGTAATAATTCACTTGTTCCTAATATACTATTTACCGTGTCATCAATACTACCATTTAAAAGAAAACTATTTGACAACAAACCTACTAAAGAATCCTCTGAAAGTTTGAGATTTTCAGCCATTAAACCAAACGCCTCTGCGTTTTTGTTATTCAAAACAATAGATAGACCAGTTAGTTCATTAGCCTTTTCTCTAGCAAGTTGTACTTGTTCATATGTTAATTTACTATCATTTGCTATTTTTGTATTTATAGCAACCAGTTTAGTAGCATCTTTTACATTTAAAGACGCATTTCTTTGAATACGTGTTATTCTATCATCAGCAGCCATAAACATATCAAAGATACCTTTTACAGCTTTAAATGCTACATATATAGCGGTTGATGGCCCTAATGCTGCTATTATCTCCGTGCCAAGTGTCCTCACACCTACACCTAATACCTTAAAGAAACCAGCTCCATTTTTTCCCATTGCTATCGTACTCTGCATAGAATCCTCAACCGTTTCTAAATCAACAATAGCAGAAAGGCCAGGAAATCCTTTAAGACTACTTATCACCTTTCCAAAAATAGTCATTCTATCAGATATACCTTCCACCTCTAATTTCTGAGCCTTTAATACCTCAAGAGATTTTTCTAATCCGCCCTGTTCTACCTCTATTGTAGCTAATAAATTATCATGTGCAAGCTATTGCTCAGCGTATTCACGTCTTTTTAGAGGAGAAAAACTAGTATTTTCTGATAAACTTTTTAATTCTAGAACTTTCTCTTGTAATTCTTGTTGTTTTATACCTAAATGAAGCTTAGTGGCTTCTGCTTTATTAATATCTTGTTTTATTTTCTTTAATTCTAAATCACCCGTAATTAACGAATCACCATTCTCTGCTATTTTTTGCAAAATATTTTGAGAACTTTTTGTTAAAACTAATATATCCTTTGAAAGAGTTTTATAGCTTTGTGTGTTTATATTATTTACAGTGAGAGATTTATTGGTATTATCTATTTGCTCCTTTATCTTTTGATAGGTGCTATAATTTTCATCTAAGGTATCTTGTATATCCCTGAGAAGACCTAACCATTTTACATTTCCTGCTAATAATGCACGAAATTCAGCATTTGAATATAAGGTGTTATTAACTCGTTCTAAGTTTTCTTTTAATTTATTTTCAGCTTCACTTAATTGTGCCATCTTAAATTGATTAGTTTCTTATATAAATATAAAAAGCCACTTACTGTGGCTTTTTCACTTGATAGGAAAACGAACTATCTGCTATTTTCGATTTATACACAGAAGATATATTTTTTATTTCATCTATCTTAGTGGTTTCATCAATAACATTAGATTCACTTGGTTTCTTTTTATTATAATAATCTATTAATTCGCTTCTGAGAAACTTTCGTATGTAAATAGGAATATTGTATATTTCATTAAAAGAATACGCACCATTTGAGAAAAAACATATTTCATGTATTTCCTCAAAAACCATTTTTTTATACTCAGGATTGTGGAAAAAACATATCAAATAGATTAAATGGGATGTCGACACCCTCCTCACTGTCTCCATCTTCTTTATATGTAAATTTAGTAATTACATCAGGTGAAATGTTTTTAATATGACGTTTCAATGCCCGTGAATCCATTGCTAATAACTTATTATCAACGAAACTTCTAATAGTAGAATTATCATAAACCCCATCCACAGATGTTATAAGATGTTTCAACCTCACAGTGTTCTCAAAATTTTCATCTGGGTATATCTTTTTCAATCCCTTTATCTCCTCGTCTATCTTCTTGTTATCATATCCATTGAGAATTTTAAAAGTGACAGGGACTTTGCTTGTTGGTAAAGTGAACATAAATTCATTTTTACCAGATTCAAATTCAATAAGCTCTTTATCCTCCAGAAGCTGCAAGTCAGCAGTGACAGTCACTTCTTTTCCTGTAAATGGAGAAGTCATTTTAAATGTGTAATCTTTTCCATATGAAAGAATACGAGCTGCTAAAACTATTTTTGATTTATCACCTTCTATCAACTCATCAATATCAACGTTAGACACTATAAGAGATTTAAGAAGTTTATCTAACATGAATCCAACTCCTTTTTGAATATAATTTGGATTTGTTAAAATATCTTCCTCTCGTGCCGTCATGAATCTCATTTCGATTTCACCTGAGCTTAGAGGTGATGTGCTTGGATAAATACGTCCTTTACTTGGAAGTTCAACCGTTTCAGTTGGAAATTTATAATCCGTTGTTGCCATTTTGTTCTTTTATATAAATATATATTCGCTTAAATAAAAAAAAGAGCAAATTAAAAAAAATGCCCTTTCAGTCAAACCACAAAACAACAATGAATATTAATAATTAAGAACAGCGTAATCAGGTCTGATAGTGAGTTGTATATTTACCATACCTTCATTAGCATAATCGTATTCTCCAAAATTACTACTTGTAATCCAACATCCTTTAAATACCCACTCAGAAACAATAGCACCAACTGGGTCAATAACATTGAATGTTAAATCTTTTTTATAAAAGTCAGAATAACCATCTCTACCTGTAACGGATTCATGAGAAAGTCTCACCCATTCCATAACAGCTTGCGCTCCACTAGGGACTATAGGTTGATATAATTCGAGATTGAATGAACTCCATTTAGTTTTTCCCTTTACATAACGCTGAATGTTGATGTGGTCAATAACAACCTCGCCACTTTCAACAGTAGGTAATGAAATATTCTTAATCGTGTATGAAGGAATTCCGTCCAAATAGACTATGAATCTATTTGTTTGAACAGGTTCAAATGCAGTCCAAAATATTTGGTTAGAATCTATGATAGCCATCTTAAAATAATTAGTTTCTTTTTATATAAATATAAGAAAATAAAAAAAAGCCCAAAGAAATATTCAATGGGCTTTATATTAAAAAAACAGATATAAAATATTAAACATTACCAAATACTGCTCCTGATGGTGTGATTGTAAAATCAACTAAAATAAATTCAGCAGTACGAGTTGGTTTGATATAAATTTGTCCATATAACACACCTCTGTCGATTGTATCTGGGCTATTATTAGTTTCATCCATTATAACTTGGAAACCATACAATCCTTGTTTTTGTTGAACCCCCTCAAAGAATGGATTGACACGTGAGAGAAACAAATTCCGAGTGGCGTTTGTATTTTGTTCAAAAACCAAATTATTAGCTACACCTGTTACAAATCGTTTAGCTTTTATAAGCAATCGTCTCACATTAATTCTATCAGTGGAAGTCGCTTGTCTTTGTAACGTTTTTTGTCCCCATACCACCACTCCGTTATTCGGGAATGTGGCTATTGGATTGACATTATTTTCTTGAAGTGTGTCCCTAACAGTTTGAGATAGTTTACGTTCAACTTGAATGACATTTGGTAAACCTCCTCTGTTAAATCCAGCAGGAGCAAACCAAGCCTCAGACACACTGTCGCTATATGCTATCATACCACCAATAACTGTTGAAGGTGGACACCAAACAGCACTGTTTAAATTACTATTTTTCAATTGAACCCATCCATAATACATAGCAGCATAATTGCTATTAAATCCAGTAGCTTGTCCAGTGGCATCTGTTGGGCTATCACCATATCTAGTTGGGTCGATTATCAATAAACAGTCTTGTCTAGCTTCAACAACAGCCAATGCCTTTTCAACGACCAATGGATGCGTTGTAGATGTAATACCAGTGATTAACAATAAATCGAATTGATATTCATCTTTATTACTGATTAGTGAAAGAGCAGCGTCATATGCGCTGGTATTTGGTGTAAATCCTTGTGAATTTGTTGAACTTATATTTTGGAAGAAATTCATAGGATGGCTTACAGTTCCATCAGAACCACCTGTAAAACTACCACTTCCCGATGCTGGAAGACTTGATGTATATTCGTTCTTAGCTGTTCCATAATTATCTAAATAATTAGGTGTTTTTGATGTAACCGACGCAACCCTTACATATGCAGATTTGTTTACATAACTTCCTGTAATTTGTAACATACTATCGGAAGATACATATTGATAATCTGCATCACCTATCCTAGCTGAAATATAATCAGATGAATTTGGGTCTAATGATAAATTATTCCATGTTTCTAATACTATCTTACGTCTACTATTATCATCCCCCCGTCTAAGCAATAATGAGAATGTGCCTGTTTTGGTGTTTACATTACCAACTTCCCACCGAATATTATTAACTGAACCACTAACTAGTGAGCCTGAACTATTAGCAATTTCAGAACCACTATTGTTCATTATAGCGCCATCTGAAAGAACTTCTAATGTAAATGCGTTAGAACCTGTTGGGGTTGTCACTGTACTCCTTGCATTCGCATATGAACCCGACATAACACGAACAACTAATAATGATTTTCCACCATTATTAAAATACTCTCTGGCTGAAATAGACGTTAAATATTCATAATAATCTGAACCACTTTGAAAAGTAGACCCAAATAATGTTAAATATTCATCATAATTAGTGACAACTGTTGGAAACAACGCTGCACCTTTAACTGTTGGTCCAACAATTGCTGCCCCAACTTCTACATTCCCTCTCGAATATACGGATAGGTCTTGCTCATTGATATAGACCCCTGCTGATTTATAATATCCTGCCATTTTTTATTTTTATATAAATAGTAAAAATCCAATATTATTTATAGATTTTATTGGAAAAGTTCAATTTCTCTTGTTGATAAATTGATTTTTCCTTCTCCATACCTATCTACTATTTTATCAACAACCCCTCTATCCCTATTTTCAAATTCATAAAATGATTTTAAAATTTCTTTCTTTTCATTTTCTAAATAATCAATTTGAACTTCTATTCGACCTAATTCAGTGAGGAGGAGAGTTAGTTCATCTCTAATTGAAGTTAGTTCAGATATTAAATTTTCATCAACTGTCAATTTCGTCATCTTCAATCAATTTAAAAAACACTTCAATATTTCCTTCGATTTCCAAATCTCCTAAATCATCAAATGTGAATTTCTTAAATGTAAATGTCTTTTCTTCTTTTGATAAAGTGTCCAACTCAGTGAGAAAATTAATAAAATTTTCACTTAATGCTGTTCTAGTTTCATCGGAAAATTGTTCAATTGAATACCCCCCACCTTCAATTTCCTTACCATATTTAATAATCAATTCATTTTTTAAAGTTTCAAAGGTTTCTTTTGTCTCTTTAATAATTTTATTTAGCTCATGAAGTCTATATTTCATCTTCAATGAAAGCTTCAATGAATTAATTCCTTTTTTCTCAGTGTCACTTTGAACACCATTCAATTCAACGTCTAATTTTAAAATTTCGTCTAAAGTAAGTTTCATCTTTGTCTATGTTTTGTTTTATATAAATATATAGTTATATTATTATGGAGCACAATTAATTGTAGAAAATGTAACATTTGCTGAATTATTTCCTGTGTTCGGGTCTACTGTTGTATAACTGGTTATTTCCGATACAATCACATTGTTTGAAACAACACTATCTATAAAAGCGGTGTAGCTTAATGTATTACTCGCTCCAACAGCTAACGTGCCGACATTTTTTGTAACAGTTTGTCCAGATATAGACCCATTACCAGAGGTATATTGTAGAGAAGCTGGAAGGTAATTTTTAAACACAACCCCCATTGCTGTATTCCGCCCGTTATTTGTAACTGTACAACTAACAGATACACTGTTATTAGCGCAGAAATTATTGGAACTCATCCCTATTGAAATTGACAAATCCGCTACTCCTGCTGGTGGTGATTCGTTGGTGGTGGTTGTAGTTTGTGCTTGTGTCGTTGATGTTGTTGCTAAATATGAACAATTAACTGTTACACTACGAGTTGCTATATTATTTACACTATCTTTAACATACACGGTGTAATTACCATTCGCTAAAAATTTGAATAGATTATTCGATTGATAAGCTCCCCCAATACTGTATGTAACACCACCAATCGCATTTTGTACATTTTCAAAAACGATAGCACCCTTTGGATTATTAAAATCAACACAATCAGCTCTTGCTGTGAAAGAAAGTGTTCCTTGTGTTGTGGTGGTTGTAGCATTGCTTTCAGTTGTGGTGGTTGTAGTTTGTGCTTGTGTAGTTGATGTGGTTACATTTGAACAATTAACTGTAATTGACTTTGTTTTTGTATTCCCAGCACTATCACGAACCGTTACGGAATATTGTCCATTTGCAAGAAATGTGAACAAGCTGCTTCCCCCATAAGAACCATTACCTAATTTATACTCAACTGCTCCAATATTATTAACAACATTTTCAGCAGCAATAGCCCCTTTTGGATTATTAAAATCAACACAATCAGCTCTTAGTGTAAAATCCAATGTTGCAGAAGAAAGGGTAGTGGTGGTTGTAGTTTGTGCTTGCGTTGTAGTTGTGGTTTGTGCTTGTGTCGTGGTAGCGGATACACACACTACAATACTACCCCATACCAAACCACTTGAACATGAGCTATTAACTCTCACATAAACAGTAGAATATGAACCAGCAGGAACAACCGAACCGAATAAACCACCCCCATAGTTTGTACAAGAATACCATGTTGAACTATTAAAACTAACTTGTAAAGTGGCTGGGTAAGGTGTATTAGTATAAACATATATAGAACCACCACTATCGCAGTTTGCTATAACATTACTCACAGAGACGTTGTAATTAACAGTGGTTGTCGTGGTTGTTCCACTCCCCTGTGTGGTTGTGGTGGTTGTTCCACTCTCCTGCGTGGTTGTGGTGGTAGTTTGTGCTTGTGTTGTAGTTGTTGTCAATGATGTACAAATACTATAATTAATCAAGAATACAGCAGGACATGAACTATTGACACGACCATATATTGAAAATATACCACTACCAACTGTTACTCTGAATCTACCATTTGCTAATTTTGTAGCATTTGTCCATGAACTACCTCCATTTGTAGAAATTTGAAA